CTATATATTTTTAAACTTTCTATCATAATAGTTTAGTATTAAAAGTGGGAAAGTGGGCAGAAAGCCCGCAAACCCGCATAAATACTGGGTTTTTGCTGGTCAAATCCGGGTTTTTGAAAGTGGGCAAAACCGGGCAAATGGCCAGAAATTTGACCAAAATTCATAAATTTTCTCCAAATTGACACCGATTTTTCAGTTCTGGTCAAAAATATCCGGGATTTGGTCAAATCCTAAAACCAAAAAGTGGGCAGAAAAATGACCTGTTACTACAAAGATTTTTAACCTAGATTAGCTGAAATCGGTCAGAAATTCCGTCTCTGATAGGGCAAATTGCGCTTCATAGCAGGTTTATAATTGTACGTAGACATCTTAGAATCTGGCACACGCTTTACAGATTTATGCTTCCGTCCGGTGCAAATTTTACGATTCTCTTCCTCCGAACCATACATGCGTCCGAAGGCTTCGCTCAAAGCTTTAGCAAATTTCTCCATCGGCTCCAAAGCTTTGTTCCACGCCTCTGTCAAAGTTTCGCACGCTTTCTGTAATTCTTCCATAGTCATCATAAACTCTCCTTTACGTCATAAACGCGGTTTAATGATACTTTGGTGATTTTGCCGTCCTTTTGAACCATTGCATAGTCACCGCTCCAAAATCCAGTTCCGATCTGCAATAATTCATAAGTATCGGTATTCAATTTACATCTACTGCAATCATCAACCACATTGAACATTTCCTGAGTAGCTATACAAGCAGAACAGGTTGAGTAATCGGGTCTTACCTTACAGATTTTCATCTCGCCTACCTCCAAACCTTTCCCGTTCTTTTATCCTTCAGCACAACTCGCCCTTCAATATGGAAATCCGCCAATTCGCAAAGTGAAAACAGCATGTTCAGTAACTGATGAAATCTCACATCATCCTTGTCCTGTTCCTGCTCCACATTTTTAATTGCATTGTAAGCTGTCGGATCATTATAACCCTCTGCATTTTTTCTGTCGTCCTTAGCTGTCATCTCTACCTCCCCATCTCATAGAATCGTCCATCCACATTGCAGCATTCATAACCGACAGAACTACATATCCGCCGAAAATAAGAATAGCTGCCAGAACAATAATTCCTAAAATTAAATATCTCATCTACTTGCCCTCCACTTCTTCTAATCGAACACCGCCGTACACCCAAAGATCTTCTTTGAGCTTATCCATATCTAACTCATCATTTTGCCATTTCTCATAATATTCGAGAACATGCTCTGTAAACTCTGGAATCCGCTTTGCGTATGATCTCGGCCAATAATGATCCATCAACACTTCAAGCGGCAGAGTAAGCAGAAGAATCATCGCCTGATTGATAGCATCATTTGTAGCCTCCTTCTTAACTCTATCCAGTTCACCAGATATCTTTTCTCGAACCAGGGCATCTAACTGAGCTCTCGTCAGATTGTATGTAGCGGTTTTGGATTTCTGCTCGCACTTCTGTGCTCTTCTCCTTTCAGCCCGGCTCATATAGCCGCCTCCTTAATTCATAATGCAATTTTCTCTTGATACAAATAATAAAACGCCCAACATTAAGGTAAATAAAAAGAACGTTGCATCCCATTCGATCGGGATTGTCAACGCTCCAAGTACGATAAATATGATTCCATATATCTTGTTCTTAATTAAATCCTTTCTCAGCATTGTCTTTCTCCTCTTTTGACTTCGCGATGCCAGATGCTACATCATCCATTTTTGTCATTACTCCGGCTTCTCTGAACCGTCCGTATGCTCTTGCTGTAGCACAGTGTTCGATACACTTCATAACCCTGTCGATCAATGCGTACAAGCATACGTAGCCGATAAGAAACATGATAATAATCTGAATAACTGTAAAATGCATAAATTTAATCCTCCTCATCCGTAACATAAACGACGACGGTATTCTCAATATTTTCATCGTTTTCAATACCTGTGACTGTCATATTCAGAATTTCTTCTGATAAGCTTCCGACCATAAAATCATTTCTGAGTAAACAGATTTCCTCATCCTGGTCTTTTATGATTTGAGCATCATTCCACTGAATAAGTGGCAGAATATCTCGTACTTTAACCATTACTATCACCCCCAATATTTTTATATTCCGTATAAACATGATTTTGACAGTAATATAGATTGTAGTCGTTCTGCTCTATATACCACCACAACTTTTTATGACCGGCTTTCAAATAGTCATGGCAGTAGTATGTTTCTCGATAATGATTATCCACCATCTGACGAAAACTTAATTCATCGATATCCTCCGAATTAGCGCAGAACACAGCGATACGATTTATCATATCCTCGGTAAAATCCTCAGTAACTACAAATACAATTCTGACGATAGAACAGTTTTCACGTTTAATGCTATATAATTGCTCTAAACTATGTAAGTGATAGACAACCCTGTCAAAATGACTATAAGATACTCCTTGCACGGCTGGTAAGCTAGTATGCAATTCCGTATTTACATGAGCTGCATCTACAATTTCAAAGAATTTCTCGTACCAATCTTTGTGTTGCTCATACTTCCATAGAGGATCTCCTCCGCCAGATAAAGAGATCCAATTACAACGGTTTTTCACAATTTCCGAAAACAGATTATTCAACCCATGAATTGTAGTTTTGGGAATATTCAGATGATTATTCTTAACGATGCAATACGGGCAGGAATAATGGCAACCAAAATTTGTTATCACACTGAGGTATTTATCGTTCATCTTTTACCTCCAGTAATCAACTCCGAATACGGAAGCTCTTCAATCCATTTGCAGAAGTTCCGCCACTCGTCCAGTTTGTGATCCTTACGGGACTTATAGATGTTTGCCAGAACTTCATAATTCATCATGACATTTCTGGTCTGGTTATAGCTGCTTGGAAGAAGTTGAATCATCTGCCACCAATCTCGCTTATTACCGGGAGAAAAGAACTGATCCCCTACTGTAAAGTATTTCCTAGCATTATTAAGATCGTCGATTATCCTTCTCATCTGTTCCAAATAACCACCCATAAGATGCTCACAACTGAAATCATCCATCGTGAATTCCTTAGCCTGGATTTTATGCATGGTACTACAGCTGTTAGCAACTGTGCCAACCTTATAAGTATCAAATTCCTTCCACCAATATAAAGGTGCTGTGATTCGTACGTACACCGGCAGCATTCTCATAAACTTTCTATGGTCTGTTCCAGCGTTGGATAATCGTTGCATGAGTGAGTGATCATTTTCTCCTAAACAGTAGTTGTTTTTATGTTCACATTCCATACAAAACGCCCCATCTTGTCTACAGGTACGGCTATCGCTCTTCTCCCATGAGTTCATCGGGTTTCTCATGCCTTCAATAATAAATTTCATCTGTTCCGGACTAGCCAGAACCACATGCTCTAATTTAATCATTTTTATTCTCCTTTCAGAATATCCAGATCCCCACCAATCTGGATTATTATGCTCCTGTGTTCAGCATAGCCCACGGTTTTAATTACTCTTCTTCCTTCTCATAAGGAATCTGGATCACATCTCCACCAGGAACCGTGACAGACTGCATAAGCTGACCGGTTTCCTCATCGAAGTAAATGTTATCCATTGCGTGATCCCACTCTTCGAACTGCTCAGCGATGTTTCTGCCTTTTTCCTTACGCATGTTGATAAGCTCGTCATGCACCACACGTCTCCAGGATCTTGCAATTTCCATACGGCTCTGAGCAAGGATGTTGTACAGTCCATTCTCAGTCACAAAGTTGACGGAACGTCTCTGACCTGCTACTACCAAAGGTAGTTTCAGCTTTTCGTCCTCTTCACACATTTCGAGCATTCTCCACTCGTTGCCGCTACTGTAGCCGATAGCGTGGCTAATATCTTTTGCCTTAAACAGCGGAGCGTCCAGGTCTCCGTATACATTAAGGCGTTTCCCTCCAAATGAAATACTTCCGGCAATTTTAATCTCTTTACTCATCTCTGTTTGTTCCTTTCTCTTTGTAATTTAACATCCATAGCTTTCTGCAACTCTTCTGGTGTAATATTAAAAATGGACTTAAGGAATTCCAGGCAAATATAAGCATCTGCCATCTCTTCCAAAAGTCCAATTCTATTATCATACCCTCGAATCTGTTTACTGATTGCTTGCGTAAGTTCTGCGAATTCCTCCATAGCAATCGTACACTTTAATTTCCACGGCTGACTCTCAACGCTTCTTCTGATAATTCTTCGCCGCTCTTTATCCGACAACTCGATATTACTTTTCATGCACTGGATAAATCTATTTCGATCCATTGGCTGCCTCCATCCGCGCTTTAGCAGCTTCTTTACGCTCCTTATACTCGGCTTCATCAATTTCAGCAAAGCCTTTCGGAGCTTCTTTGAAATATCTGTTGATTGCCACCTTTTCCATATACGGAGTGATTACGTACAGAATTCCAACGGTATCATAATCACCTTTCGCCGGATCTACAAGAAAATCCTCCGTATAAATCTTAAAAGCTCTATCAGCCGGCATATACGGCATAGTGATTGGATACAGTTCATCCATAACAGTATCAATCAGTCCACTGTGATATGGAGCATCCGGACAGTTGATGTTCACGCCATGATAGCGATCAACGTCTCTGTACTTAACCGTGCCATCAGCATACACGTACTTAAACAAGGAAGACATGCGTTTGCACTGATAGTTACGCTCTTCTCCCTTCAGACCACTCATATCAGAAATATCACTCCATACCTCGTCAGTATCCTCAATTGGAAGAAGTGGCTTGTTGTTGATCAGACGGTTCAGAATAGCCTTAGTCAGACCAATACTGAAACCAGAATGACCGTCCTCACACAGAGAGCCAAAGGCCTTCAATGCGCTCTCATAGCAAGCACAACCGTAATCCCATTCTCCGTCTTTCCGGTCCGGTTTTTCTCGATGGCAAGCAATGGCGACCTCGTTTTCAGCCCAACGCTCCATGCTTGATTTTTCACGGCAGGAACCGATAGAGCGATTGCGATCGTCTATGTACTCATTTGCAAATATCTTTCTGCAATTTCCACCAAATGCTTCCACGATTTCCGGAAGGTTATCATTTACAGCATCAAAGATCAGTCCGTACTTTTTACACCACTCTACAGCCTCTTTTGTCTGCTCTTCATTTCTTGATGTCCAGAGAATCAGCTTTTCTCCGTTGGCCTGTCTCTTTTTTAGATACTCGATGAGCTCCTCGTTCGGCATACCAATCTCCGGCCACTTGTTCTCGCATAAAGTTCCGTCAAAATCTACTGCAATAATATTCTGTTTCATTTATTTTCTCCTTTCTTAGTGCCATCATGAACCACATTCAACTGTGCTAAGTAATCACTTTGCTCATCGCAAAATATGATCTCATCTGGCTGGACTCTCTTCACGCAATCAGCGAACTCTACAATACCAAATACTTGCGAGCCGATCTCAGTAGGTATAAGCCTTAATTCATCTATTATTGGACGTGTATACTGCTCTTCCCATAAATGAAAAATCCCGTATTTGCCATTCACTTTACAAAGTCGAGTTTCGTGTTTAATCTCGATTTCTGCATTCACCACAGTTTCGTTTCCTTTCATGATTTGTCTTTAATAATCCCGATAAATTCCACTCGCTCTTCTGCCAGACTTACGAAATACCTTTTTCCCTTATAATCGACGATGTCACCCTCGTACTTATAGTTCTTGTCCGGCTCCGAAGCATACGCTAAGATGTTTATTTTTGTCGTTCTATTCATAGCTCCTCCAAATATCAAGCTCCAGGTTGCATGGCTGATTGATCCGCATACTGCAATGCCTGAAGTTTTTTCTTCATATTGTCTAAAATATACTCGACTGTGATTTTCGTTGTCTGCGCCAGTTTTATATACTTAGAATGTTCCTCGTACCACTTGAATATCTCATAGAGATTTCCACTCTGCCAACTGAATGACCACCAATCGCAAATCATCTCGATGATGTAATCGTATGGCATTTCCAAAACGGTCTCCAGTTCGCCATCTTCCATATCATCATGAATAAGAATCCAGTGCTGCCAATGATGAGGATTTCTGTGAATATGAAGTAACCATGCTCGCTGATATCGCTGTACAACCTCATAAGAGCGATTATTTCCATAGAAATATGCATCGTATGCCTCATATTCATCCGGTTCGTTTTTAGACTGATCATGAGCAAATTCTGTATTCCACCCGGCGGTTAGGGTATTTGTCATAAGTCCCGGTAAATTTTCAGAAAGCCAGTCAAACCCTCTTTTCACATTAGCTCGATGCCTAGCTAAATATTGATCGTATTGAAAACTCACTTTTGACCCTCCTTCTTTTTCTTTGTTACCAGCTTTTCATAAAGTTCTCTCGCTTCATCTCCCTGGAAAGCATTGATAATCTCGACGGACTGATTCATCCTTTTTCTCCCAACAATCAGAACTCCCGTATCATTATTGTTTGAAAAATCGACACTAACTAAAATACTATCTACCATTTTCAGCCTCCTTCCAGTAAACAGGTTTATCTGAATTGGCATTCATAGGTTCAGCCAAACAGTCGTTACACGGATCAAATTTTTCTTCGAGATCCTTATACTCACAGGTTTTGCAATAGGTTTTGAAATCAACCTCTTTGTAAATATTTTCCATTGGACACCTCACATGTAATATCTGAACCAAATTGCGTATAATCTCTGTTGATAGTCACACTCTATTAGCAGACTGTAAAAATCTTCCGCAGACATACTTTTCAACTTTATTGATAAAATTTTTAAAAAGATCCACAGATTATAAATCATTGTCACCACTTCACAAACCTCGTTTCATTAAATGTTTTCTTATCTTTCAATGCTTTGCTGATAGCAAGATCAATACCAGACCTAGATTTCAAATGATAGTAATACAGATCCGTATATGGCGTATTCATCCTGTCTATTCGACCAGCAGACTGTGCCATGATCTTATACGAATAATTCTGAGAATAGAATATAATCGTATCTGTTGTAATACAGTTCCATCCTTCAGCCCCGGCATTGTACTGAACTAAATATACCCATGTATCGTTAGTCGGCACTGGCTGATGTTTGTGGCCGTTCCACTCTCCGACTTCATATCCAGAGAATATCTCTTTCAGAAGATCAAGCTCATAATCGAAATTGTAGAATATAATTGCTTTCGGATGCTTCTCCACAATTTCCAGTAAGGCTATTTGTCTGGACTGATCGGTGTTTACAATTTTTCTCCATACATAGCACAGACCAGCAGCATTGATAATTGGTTCTTTTTTAAACGGGTCCCATCTGGTTTTTCCGACATCTTTATACCTTTCGATATTGTACTTGACATAAATATCCTCATGGTGCGAAACCGTCTGGCGTTTGAAATCCATATTCACCAAGATTTTGTTTCGCAATCGAATCAATCTACCAGTATTCAAATATCGGTCAACTTTAGGAAATTTGCTAAATCGGCTATAGACTATATGCTCTCTTGTGAATTCGCTTCGGTTTTTATAAAATCCGTTAGCCACAAACACCGGAATATAATCCTGCCACGTATCGCCAGGAGTTGCGGATAGTAATATCCACTCATTTACCTTGGCGATTTTCAAGAATGCTTTAACCCATGTTCCAGAGCCTATGACACGCTGCTCATCGAATATAAAGAAAGCATCTTTGACATCTGCATACTTCTTGATGTTGTTCCAAGAATCAATCACAACCTTATTGGTATATAAATTTTCTTTCTTATTGGTCGATAGCAGAAATGGTGAGAGCTCCTCTTCCCATTCAAATGTATCCCGTTTCCTAGCAGTTGTGATTATGTACAAATCCTTAATATTCACATCGTCCATAGGAACATATTCATTTGTTCCGAGCTCACCACCGTTTCGAACATAATAGTAGGCCAGCGAAGTTCTGGATTTTCCACTACCAACACCGCCACAAAGTATGCAGCCGTTTCGCATTTGCCGTACAGCATCTTCCTGATAGTCCCGTAATTCTACGCCAGCCATTACACACCTTTCGTGACAAATCCATCTTCTACCTCGACTTCGTAGCCATCGCCATCCAGATCTGCTTTAGGACCATACAAGAGCATACAGGTTGTTATGGTTTCATCGCTCTGATTTTCTGAATGATAGAACTTATATAAGCAGTCCAGCACTTTTTTAGTGATAGATAATTTACGGCAATCGTATACAGCTTTGTTTACATCAGAAATCCCAATGATTTTAGCAACGTTGTTATAAAGCTCGCTGATGCCGCACGTACACTGCTCTTTTGGAATAGAATATCTTTTTTTCATTCGTCATCACCCTTTCCAAATAACTTGTTAATTTGACGGAGCATTCTTCTTGTACTCCATACATCTGAGAAATACATAGGTGTATACCAATATTTTTCAGATGAATCGTCCGTAGACATTGGGTCAGTTATCGAGTTACCTATTTTTATAAATCCAGCCAATCCGAGAAGCGAGATTTGGATATAACACATCAGACCAACAATTTCATCAACGTCCTGTGCAACTACTAAGATATGGTTCTGGTAGTTTCTCGGTGGTTCACAATGCTCCAGCTGTTTTCGGATTACATGCACACCAGCAATCAACGTCGCTCCAGCACCGCAGCATGGATCGTTAATCGAAATATAACCATACTGCTCTATCTTTTCTAAAGCATTGGTCGCCACCACTTCAGCCATAAGTTCACACACATGATATGGCGTGAAGAATTGACCAGCCGAACGATTTCCCAGATCCAACCGCATAAACATTTTTCCGAGAAAATCCTGCTCCTGGTTCTGATCCAGTGCCATAGTTGTATATGCTGCTAATTCTGGAAATATAGCTTGCTCTTCTTTTGAATACTGATGAATAATTTTTAGATATCGCTTCTCTCTTTGGTCGTAGTTGTCCTTGTCAAAAACATTCGAGATTGAACATGCATGAAGTAAAATATAATCTCTCCACACATCCCATGCCCGACGTCTATATGTAAGTTTCTGAAAAGATTTTAAAAATTTATATTCCAAGTCAATTTTTGGTTCGGATTTCGTAGTTACTTCCGGTGGTTTCTCATCCTTCTTTTTCGTTTCGCCGAAAGTTGGTTGCCACTTAGGTGGCGGTTCTTTTGCTTTGAATGTTTTAGGTACCGTAGTCTTAATCTGTGGTTTCGACTTCGGTTTTTTCTTATTCCAAAACATAATTTTTCTCCTTTCATAAAGTAAGAGTGCCGGCTTTGACACCGACACCCTCAAAATATGATTTATGCGAACGGCGGTTCCTCTTCATCCGCATATTTCTCAGCAAACACGTCCTCTTCAATCGTGACGTACATGGTCTTCAGATATGCCTTGATGCCAGATTTTCCATTCACTTCCCACTTTGACGGGCTGATGACCAGATCAACATTTCTGATTTCAGCATAGTCAAGAGAAGATACAGACTCCTCATCCAGTTTTGTTTTAGCTCTCCTGGTAACCATGTATACATTCGGCGGAATGTTATCGAACCGAACTGCTACCTGAATATAGTGAAGAGGCGCTTCATCCTCATCTCTCGGCGGAAGGATTCTCACATTCCATCCATCTTCGCCGAGTTTCTGTGCCTGGTCGGCATCCGGAATTACAACGCAAAAGTTACGGTTACCTGCTCTGTTGTATTTTGTCTCTTCTCCTCTGAAATTTCTGAACATAATACGAGCATTCTCAATAATCAGCTCATTTACATTTGCTCTTGTCATGATTAAATTCTCCTTTATTTTTTTAATTTTCCGGCGGATTCATTGCGTGCTTCATCACAATATCTGAAATATCATAATCAAGATCGCAATCCATATGGAAGTTATCATTGTTGAAATGCGGGCAGTCGAAGCATGTCCGATACTTATCCTCTCCGCAAGGCATCGCCCATGGAACAACACAATCTACATCTG